GTGTAAGCAACAGTAGTCAGGATGTCAGCAGGATTCGAGGCCGCCCAGTCACTAGCCTGGCCTGTAGCTACATACTGCAAGGATCCATATGCCCTTGAGCTGTCAGCGGTTGAGACAGGCGAATAAGTAAGCAAACCACGAGGCTTGTTAACTCCGTCTCCGCTAATGAAAGCAGCGCCTTCGCCAACTGCAAATGCTTGTGCTATTTCACCGGCGAGGAACTGCTCAACATTAAAGAACGCATCGTCAAGCATCTCTTGTGTAGCTCTAGGCTCAGCCTCAATGCTACCCATAGGAGGCGCAAAGCTCTTGAAAGAAGGAGATGCAGTTTCTGCTCTTGAGGTTTCCTCTCCATGCCATGCATAAGCAGTGCCTTTCCAGTTAACTAAGCGCTCATATTTGCTTGAACCAACGGTGCGAACAGAAGCGACGGCCCTAAAGTCAGAAAGCTCAAGCATCCTGGTTAAAACGTCTCTGTTGAGTTCGACTGGCACCAAAAAACCACCATCAGAAGGAGTTGATGCAACCATTGCCTTTTGGTGCAGGGCTTCAAGTGCTTCTGTGCGACCTTTACGCGCGAAAGAATCAAATGCGGCCTTGTGCTCTTTGGCTTCTGTGTCATCTGCACCGACGCTTCCAACACTCAAACGTCCAGTCTTCTTTGCAAGCTCTTCATGAGCCTTGCTGAGACTAGCGAGGTCTTCTGTTATTTTGTCGACTGTGTTTTTTTGCAGTGCGTCCATCTTCTTCTCAGTCTCTACTTTCAACGCTTCATAAGCCGACTGTATAGCCTCGCGTATTTGCACTTCTTCCATTTGATTTGTTCTCCTTTCGTTAACAATGATTATATTTTCTTCCTTTACGGACGAGATCCTTGCTTTGTCGTTTGCTGGAAAGGTCACTGCTGACACTTCCCAGAGGTCAACATCTAACAAGTCTCTCACTCCGGTTTTTTGGTCTGTGATCGCCTTGCGGATCATAAAGCCGATACTCAAACCTAGAAGCTTTTTGTTGAACTTGAGCGTTGAGAAGGCTTCACCGCCCGCCTTTGTCTCAAGATTGATTCTGCCCTTTACTCGCAGTCCGTAGTCATCCTCTGACATCTCGGTGTAATCGCCTATCACCTGAGATCCGAAGTGCTGCCAGAGCATTGGGATGCTATCTGCTCCACGCTCTTGCAGCGTCCGGACAAACGCGCCCTTGCGAACAACGTCCTTGTAACTATCCTCGACATCAAAGACCGAAGCATAGCCTTCAAACGTGCCGTCTTCGTTGATGTCGGATGACTTCATTTCAAAAAAAGAAAGAGCCTTAGTCTCTAAGTTCATACCGCTCCTTTATCTGGTTGCTGCTGTAATACTGTGCCCGCAGGCAGTAGGTTTGCAGGGTAATAGTAGGTGTCACCCTTCCCATCTGGCCTTGGCGGTAGGTTCTCCAGCGCTCGCACATCGTCAGCGCTCATCACTCCATTCATGATTGCTATCTGGTAACTCTCGTAACGGCTCTTTAGGTCTCCACGTAAAAGCCCATCAACCAGAAATTCGGCGAAGTAGGTCTCTTGTTCTTGTGGTGTAAGAAGATCTCTAAAGATGGTCTGTTCAATCTGAACCAACCAGGGCATGAGGGAGTGTTTTACAAATTCCAAGCCCATGTGCTCGACGTTCGAGAAAGTAGCGTCCGAGAGATCCGCGACCATGTGAGGGGGCACACGGAAGATTCCAGCAATCTCCGAACGCTGAAATTTACGGGTCTCCAAGAACTGTGAGTCCTCAGCGCTCATGCTCACCTGAGTCCAGCCCATACCCTCATCGAGAACAACCGTTCGGTGCCGGTTTTCTCCCGAGGTTGCATCCTCAAAGCGCTTGCGCAAATTGATCGCGCCCTCAACCGTCAACTTCCCTGGATGCGTAATCACACCACCAGGCTTTGCTCCGTTGCCAAATAGTTCCGCGCCAAAACGCTCGGCGGCCATAGCAAGACCGATGGCCTGTCTTTGTTGGGTAATCGGTGAAACTCCTGTCACTCCATCAGAGCTGATTGCACGTAAGTGAAAGACCTCGGATTGCTGAAATACTTTGGTGCTACCTTGAACTTTGCGCACGTATTCAAGCGAGAGGTCTGCGCGTTGCTTAACCTCTATAGTGTCAGGGTGCATTGGGATGAGTTCATATACTCGCTTGTTGCGATCTCTAAGGATTAAGCAGTAAGCGTTTCCTCTTAGGCATAGATGCGTGATGAGATTCCGCCAAAACTCAAATGCAGTCATCCAAGAGTTTGGACTGCGATGGAGGACTTTATACAGAGGGTGCTCGATAGCTCTATCTTTCCCGTTGCCTTTGCGCTCATAGAAAATCAGAGGCAGTTGAGCAACAGACTCAGAGAGGACTCGCACACACGCATAAACAGTGCTGCAATTCATTGCTAGGTTGGAGTTGACGGTAATCCCAGCCGAGGTAGAGCCACCCTGAACATAGGAGGCTAGCTGGTCGATAGTGATCGACTTCTCCTCTACTGCGTCAGGCACGGACGAACCCCATTTGAATAAGCTAAAAATACCCATAAAGTAATTTTAACTTACTTAAACAAAGTAGTGGCCGTTTTTTTATATCAAGAAAAGTTCCTCACCTTCGTTATTATATCTCGATGGTTCTTCTTTCTGCCCGCCAAGCAGTAAGCAAGAGAATCCCATGATGGCAGCAACCGGACCATCGATCTTGTAGCGTGTCTTTGTGTCTTTCTTAATGGGCTTTACGTTCTCCGCTGGATCCTCGGCAACATGCACATTGGAAATTTGCCAGTTGAAGCAGGGATTGTCCGCATGTCGTATCGTGCCATTGAGGATAGACGACTTAAAGGCTTTAGTCGGCTCGCTGAAGCTCTTGAATCCTTGCCCGAACTGCACGATCTGAACACCACATTCGCTAAGTTGCATCGCCATTTGGTCTGCATTCCAGCGATCAAAAGCAAGTTCTTGTATGTTAAAGTTCTCCGCATCCTCTCGTATTTGGTCAAATACAAGCTCTTGGTCGATAACTATTCCAGGGCACACCTTCAAAAAACCAGCATCTGCCCAGACTCTATAGCGAGGATCTCCCGCTCGCAGCTTCTTTTCTATCTGTGCTTCTGGCACCCATTGCCTGGTGAGCAGGTAGTATATGTTCTCGATGTTAAACCACCAGGCAAGTGCGGTGAGGTCTTCCTTAGATGACAAGTCCAGACCTCCCCAGCATTGCATCCCATAAAAATCAGACTCCTCAAGGGGTAGTCCAAGTTCTCCCCATTGCAAAGCAGGTAACCAGGGAGAAGATGCCGACCGCCATTTGTTCAAGCGATATCTTTCAAATGCTGCCAGGTCGGCAGGCCCAGCGTCCTTTGCTTCCTCCAACTCCCTCTTAAAGTCCGCCTCGCTTATCGTGTATCCAAGGCTCGGGTTTGCCTTGCGCCAAGTAGCAGGGTCGTTGATGTTGTCGTTTTCGTCTGGTGCAAAGATAAGTCCGAAGAACGAGGTGTTGATTATGTCTCCGCTTAAGACTCTCTGTGCATATCGGTCAAGTTCTCCACACATAGTCCCGTCGATGTCGTCACCGCGAGTAGTGATGACAAGCGTTAGAGGTTGCACCCTCGCAGCCATCGACCAGCGCAAGGAGTCATAGAAGGATTTGAGGTTTCCACTCCATGCATGGAACTCGTCGATAATCAGATACTGAGTCTTAAGCCCTTCGGAGGTAGCAGCATCGGCAGCAAGAGCGCGTATCCAGGCATTTGTGCCATACAGGATTGTCTTGGTGTGGTCGATTACCTTTAAGCGACTGCGTAAATCAGGCGACAAACGTATCATGTTCGACGCTTCTTTGTGAACAATGCCAGCCTGATCGCGCGAAGTAGCAGCGGTGTAAATCTCTGCTCCTTCCTCACCTTCCCCCATTAGGCCGTATATTTCGAGGGTAGATGCGATCGAACTCTTGCCATTCTTCTTCGCCACGGTCACATACGCACGTCGATATCGCCTTGTGCCGTCTGGACGTCGCCAACCGTAGAGAGGTTTTAAGAACCCGTCTCTCTGCCAGTCTAATAAGTGGATTTTCTCACCAGCCCATCGGCCTTGAGACAGTCGGCAGAATCTCTCAATGAATGTCACTACGTGATCTGCACACTCAGCATCGTAGTAGCACCCTTCCTCTAGTGCAGCGAGGTCGTTAGGTGTCCAGGGCTTGTCCCATCCGGCCTTGCGTGCTCGTCTTTGCAGAGTCTTGAGATTCGGCATGTCATTTCCTTACAGTCCGTTTAACAAACTGGTCGAAGTCGTCAGTAGCTTGGGCTTTCTCAACTGTGATCTTAGCGCGACTAGATGGTGTCATTCCAAACTCACCCATATATCTACGCATCTCAGAGAGGCACATCAAGATAACTCGCGCTAATGGATTCGGCCTCGACTCTCCCTTTTCGTTAACCACGGTAAGACCTTCCTGAGCTAAATTACTTTGTGCTTGCTGCCACATTTCATAAATCCGGCAGTAAGCCTCGAGTGCTTGACGGTCGATACACGAGAGTAGTCCGATTTTATGCAAGTGCTTTGCAGTTCTCTGCCATTCTGCTTTCGCGATCCCCGACAATGTCTCTGGTGCTGTCAGATCTGATACTGGATCGGGCTGTGGTTCGGCGCTTAAATCGAGTTTTCGCTTGCCTCTATTGCCCTCAACGATCTTTAATTTTGTTGGTTTTCTCTTTGGCATAACCGATTATCCTTAACGCACCAGGTTGCGGACACACAAAAAAGGTTTGAAGGGGCGTTGTAGGGAAGAAAAGGTGTAGGGATTCGGCCCCCTTACCCCGTCCGACAATTTTTCCCGCTCAACTTCTAAAAATAAAAACATACCACGCCACTCTGTTAATAAATATTTTTCTTATCCAACTACCCAAGGCCACCTACCCACCCCACCCAGTAGCCTAGCCATAAGTGCCGCCCCCTCAAGTCTGTAAGCTGATTGAGCAGGTCCTGTGTCTATTGCTATCACTGACCTACCTGCTTGATGTCACGCCGCTCGTAACTGCGTTTAGTTGCGTGACATGCCTTACACATAGACTGATGGTTGTCTGTGTTCCAGAACTCTCCACCTTGCTCTACTGCTGCGATGTGGTCGACCAACTCAGCGATCCCTCCACACACACTGTAGTTGATGCACAAAGGATGCTGAGTTCTGAACCACTTTGAGTAAGTCTTCCACCTTGCATCGTTGTAAAGTGGATCTGATTGCCGCTGTTGTCTGACTCGATAGGGCTTAGACCACAACCTTACGTGCTCACCACAGTAACCAGACTCGTGGGTAGTAAGGGAGGGGCAGCCCGAATATCGACAGCGGGTGCTAAATGCTTTCTTGTTGCGATAGACATACCCCCCCCGCATTTATGCACCCTCCCTAATTTCTTGTAGGCGCCCTCTTATTTCTTGTGGCTTAATACCAAGATGAGTGCATGCCCACACAAAGGATCCTATGTCGCTATTGTTTGACCACAGCCATTCTCGAGCACGAGCGTTGAGTTTCCTACGGTTGTCTTTGCTCACCTTAAAGCCAACACCTCGATAGTCTGTTGCCGCCTGCATAATAATCGCAGCCAGCAACCTCCTCTCTCCCGACAACCCATCTTCTACCTCTGCTTCAACTGCTCCTAATGAGTCCCCTTGCGCAGACTCTCTATCACTACTTGAGTGATCGTATTCGTCAGGTCTTGTGGTAACGATAGCTGGAGGGTGATGGGTCTTTGCGTAACTTGTTGCATGCGTAACATGGAGAGCTTGAGAAAGGCCCCAACTTGTCGGAGTATCACAGCCATATAATAAAGCGCGCCAACAATTGACACCAATGCTATCAATTGCAGTATCTCTATAATCATCACACCCCCTACTCATCTGAGCCTAGATAGCTAAGTATTTCCTCAATTGCTGTTTGGTGACCAACTGCAACAACTGCTCTGTTTCCGGATAGTGTTAGATCCCCTAGCCACTTCTTTTGCTCAGGGCTTGGCTTACCTGTCTTAGCTTTGAGTTCGAGGTATAGAGCGTTGTAACCAGCCCTAGCGACGGGCAAACAAATGTCAGGCACTCCAGCTTTGACTCCAGATGCTTTGAGTTCTTTTGCTACAGAGATGTGGCGATGACCGCCGTTTGGGATTGCGTATAGGAGGGAAAGTTCGGGCAGAAGGTGTGCGTGTGCAGCAGCCCACTGAAAGAGCTTTATTTGCTCAAAAAGTTCGAGTTTGCCGATGGGCATAGGGAATTAAGATAATTCCTCGCGACGAGAAGAACTTTAACAGAGTTAAAGTATTTTAGAAATCTTTTTTGAAAAATGCTCGAGCGCCTTTACCCTCGATGCATCGGCTATGCGTGCATAGACCTCAGTGACCTTTGGAGAGCTGTGATTTAGTATCGAACCGATGATGCGTAGCGACACACCGTCTGATGCTAAGTGACTGCCTAGAGTTCTTCTGAGATCGTGGAGTCTGACATCTTCTAGCTTTGCCTTCTTCTTAATTCGTCTCCACTGTCTTCGAAAGTCCCTTCTTGGCCCATCCGTTGACGGAAAGATCCACTCACCGCTTTTAGGGATAGAATCGAATATCTTTTGTGTGTAGTCACAAAGTGGCAAGGTGTGAGACTTTCCGTTCTTGGTGACCGGCAACTTCCATATTCCGTTCTTTATGTCCTCCCATTTGGCAGATAACAACTCGCTCTTTCTCACTCCGGTGACTAACCAAATCATAAACGCCGCTCTAGCGCTTGGGTTAGGCTCTGTCTTAATGGCTTTTAGTAATCTGATAAGCTCATCTGACTGCAACCACCTTTCGCGCGACGGCTCTCGATTCATCGTGACTGCTACTGTAGGACTGTCCCCGGCCACAAGGCCCCATTTTCGAGCCCTTGTGTAAATTGCGGCCAATAGCATTACTACTCGATTTGCTTCAAATGGCGCCGTCTGTGATAGCCGTGCGTGGAACTGGACGATTGCGAGCCTGGGTATTTGGTCGAGAGGATAGTGGCCGAAGATCGGAATAAGGTGCTTGTTTATCCTGTTTACATCACATCTATAGGATTTCTTGTGCACCTTTGAGTAGTGCTCGAGGTAAAAGAGGCAGATGTCTTTTGTCAGTGTAGTATTTAGCGTGTGCATATAACCTCACCTTTTTTGTAGTGAATTGGTTATTGCTGCACATATTTAAAACGTGCTTGGATTTATTTAAGGTGACTTTAGTAATCGACCGACTGCATTGAGGTTCTACTTAGATGACGGTTTTTTGAAATTCTCTACCTCAGCACACTTTTCTCTAGCCAGTCGCATATACTTATCGACGTTCTCGAAGGCATTCTCGAGAGACGGCTTGCCATAAATAAAAGGGTTAATTTTTGGATAGTTTCCAGGAGAGAAAAGGTCAGCCAAGGAGGCTACGCCGTCGAGGAAGTGGTTTCGGGATTTATTGGGCATCCTTAAATATCTCTAGTATCCGCTCTCGATTCTCGTTTTCCTGATCTGCCTTGAAGTATATCTCTATGAACTTGATCTGCTCTTCTTTCTCATAGTATGCATAAATTAAGCGAAACCCCGACTTAGAGCCTCTTCCTTTTAACGCCTTACAAGCGAATTTCCTAATCTTGATAATTACTGGATGCTCAAGGCCAATGCCAGGGATACGAACAGAGATCGGTGGCTGAGGGTGAGACGAGATTACGCTAAGTGTCCTTTTCAAGATAGCGATGTCATCTTCTAGCGTTGAATACTTCTTAAGGAGCCGCTTAAGATCTCGCTGAAATTCGGGAGTCTCCTCAAACTGCATCGCCAATAAGCCCTTCTTCGTTCCCGCCATAGTCTCTTACCGAATAAGACGGCATACGGTAGAACACCAGCTCGTAACTTATCTCTGCATTGTCCTCGGTGGCTTTCCAGGGCATATCGTCGTGTGAGTAGTCGCTAAGATAGTTCGCGCTTTTATCGGAGAGTCTATCAACAACGACATCAATTACACCTATCTCAGCCGGGGTTAGTTTTGTTAAGTCGGCATCAACTAGCGGGATGTATCGAGTCTGAGGGTATCCACCATAGTGACTGTCAAAGTATTGCACCTCTTCATCCTGGCTCATCTTTGCTACTAATGCACGAAACTCTTTAGGGACAGGCCCAAACTGAAGCTTTCGATAAGTTAGACCAGTCAACTGCTCCTCATAGAGTTCGTAATAATTGAAATCTATAAAATAAAGCAGTTTATATAGGGCTGTTTCGCCGACATTAGGCTTTGCTCCACATTTCCCAAGCAAATATAGAAGGACTTGCTTAAATTTCTCGGGTCTTAAACGAGGCGTGGAATCCCGCATTTCGCATGAAACTGAGGATCTATCGTCGTTGTTTAACTGATTGTCCATAGCACCTCCTACGCCATAACAAACCGCGAAGGACGCATTTTATCATTACCTAGGCCAATTATTCAACACAAACCTATTCCCCTTCCTGCTTTCCCTGCTTTTTCTTAAAAAAAACATCTATTTAATCAAAATAATAACCGTCTGACTCTTAATCAGCGGGTCGTTGGTTCGAGCCCAACATCGCCCACCATTTTTTCTTTATTACTCCAGTCGGTTAGACTCCTACGCGAGCCAGTTTAGAAATTCATTTTCTCGCTGTGCTACCCTTGAAACGGAGAAACAGCCCGTTTGTGTCTCATAAGAAAATGTGGATTCGTTAGCGGATCGTTGGAATCATTGAGAAGGATCTGTCGTCTGCTATTATCTCCCTGTTTTTCAGGCAAAGAGCAGGCAGACAATGAGAAGCAAAAACGGGCAATTTGAAAAAGGCATTTCAGGCAATCCGAAGGGCCTTCCAAAAGGTGACGCTTGGCTAGTGGCCGAATTCCAGAAGCACGGCACCAAAGCGGTCCGCACACTCATTGAGCTTCTACAGTCTGCGGATGAGGGTATTCAGTTAAAAGCCGCTACCGCGATTCTTGATCGTGGCTATGGCAAGCCGAGACAGATAACGGAAACGATAAACCAAGCCGTAGTTGCCGCCATTCCACGGGTTAAAGAAGAAACACCCGAAGAATGGCAGGCTAGGACTCGCAGGGAAATGACAGATATGGCCATACCTTAGGCTAAGCGTTAGTTGTAGCTATGAGCTATTTTGTTGTCGCATCTGGACGTTCAATCGACCATGCTACTTTTTGGCCATCATCGCTACAAGAAAGTGTGACTTTTGTTTGAGCTGGTAATTGCAAAGTAACTCCTTCAACTAAGCTCACCGCTACGGCTTTCGATGGTAGGAGACTAAATCCGGATCGCCGCGCAATCTCATCCTCAAACGGGTCGGTTTTTCGTTGATATGTATCCGGTGTACTTAGTGTTGTTGATTTTGCGCCGATAGTGACTTTTACTAGCTCTCTGTTTACAACCTCTCCATCTACCGTCTCTGGAGCCGTTGTTCGAGAAATATCGGCTATTGCATTCCTAGGTATACTCGCTGTGCAGTATGTAAAGAGATCATCCTTACTTGGACATGGCGTATTATCATCTTCCGCTTTGACACAAATCCCCATAAAACTCCTGATATTGTGATCGTTAATACAGCACTCCTTCTCGAGTCCGCTTCTTGATGCGGTTTGCTTCAAGCCGCATAGCAGAATTTGTTTTGCCTATTTCTAAGCATTAAGTGATTCAAAAAATAAATTTGCAGATTGATATGCGCCTAAACTAAGCGAATGCAACAATGTGGGCAGATGCCTTATCGATCCATCAAGGGACACTGAGAATATCAACAAACCACCTGCGTCCGAATGCTTCATAACCAACCACGCAGCCGCTTATCTCCCAATCGAGGATAGATCCGATTGCCGGTAAAAGTGCATTCTCGAAATGCGCCCGAACATCATTTGGTAGGTTGGCAATGTAATCCTTATGCCTCTTCGCTTTGTCATTGGCCGTTTGGTTGTTCGCTTCCGTGCTTTCAATAGGAAACTTTTGGTTGTCCTTTTCGTGTGTAAAGTTTCCTGCCATAGTTGAGCCAGTTGCTTGCAAGTTCCCTAGTGGGTTTCCCATTAAGTGCTTGATTGCTAGGGCTTTTACTTCCTCAAGTCGCATATTGGTTTCCTCTCCTGTTGCCATGTTGAAGGTATAAGTTTCCTGTTTCCTCTCTTAGTGAAAGAAACAGGAAACTTTCTTGTGCTCATCGTGCTTTTCTCTTTAATCTTCATCGAGTCGCCCTTCTTGCCTTGCTCTCTTAATTAGTTTGGAAACTTGGCCTTTGCTCAGGCTCAAGCAATCAGAGATCTCTTTCTGTTGAGTCATGCCTTCATTGTAGAGTTGAACGGCTCTGTCATAGTTTGAGACTTCTACGGATTTTACTGCCCAAGATAAGATCGAATCGGCATCAACTAGGCTAGCTTCGAGTGGGCTGACTATGTCGCCGTGTAGGTGTCTGCTTTTTTCAAAGTGCAATTCAAATCGGCAACCTTCTTTTGGCGAATAGTCTGATGGTTGCTTGAGTCCGATAACCAGATCGCAAATGTCTTCTTTCTTGCTCGTTCCGCGTTGCTGGCCGTTTTTTCCCTGGTGGTGAACTACGATAGTGGCTATTCCTTTTTGCCGTAGCCTCAAGCAGAACTCTTGCACAGGTGCCCAAGATTCGGCTTCGTTCTCGCTTCTGTTTGTTCGGTTGAGACAAGAGAGGTTGTCTAAAATCACCAATGCTGTGTCTGTCGAAAGCACATCTTCTATGGCTCTTTGGCCTTCAGGTGTCGCAAGGTTTGGGACTTCTCCTGGCTCCTGCTCATCGGCGGCTATAAGTAAAAAGTTGTTAGCGTCAAAACCAACTCCTCCTATGCCTGCAACTAGCCTTGTCACTCGCTCTTGGAGTGCAACAAGCGGCATCTCTCCATCTACGTAAACAACCTTTCTAGGTGAATTGGCCTTCCACTCGAACCACGCTTGACCGGATGCAATCGCTAGACCAAGGCTTATTGCAAAGTAGGTTTTGCCCTTACCTCTTTGCCCATGCAATATACCGATCGCAATTCGAAATTTCGTCTTTCTGAAAACATCTTGGGGCCATATTTGAAAGTTACTCAATCGCCAATCCTCGCAATACTTCAGTATTGCTGTGGGTTGGCTCAATCGCAACTTCCAAATATGACCCCAATCTGCT